TTAAGAAACATGCCTTACTTTAACGAAGATGCCATTAGAGAGTGTATACAAGATGGACCAAACTACGAAGATAAAGATTTTGAATCTCAACTAAGAGACGACTATCAGTTAGATGAAACTTATATGGCTAACTTTGAAGTCCTTGAATACTGGGGTATCATGGATGCAGAGTATGCTAGAGAAGTTGGCATTGAACTTGATGAGAATATTGATGACTTAGATGAGGTACAGATAAACGCATGGGTATGTGGTAACAAATTACTACGAGCAGTAATCAATCCATTTACACCATACCGCATACCATATAGTGCGTTTCCTTACGAAAGAAATCCTTATAATTTTTTTGGTATAGGAGTAGCTGAGAATATGAATGATTCTCAACAAATTATGAATGGTCATGCTCGAATGGCTATTGATAATTTAGCATTAGCCGGTTCATTAGTATTTGATGTTGATGAGTCAGCTTTGGTAGGTGGGCAAAATATGGAAGTCTATCCCGGTAAAATTTTTAGAAGACAAGCCGGTATGCCCGGTCAATCTATCTATGGTCTGAAGTTTCCAAACACAGCACCAGAGAATATGATGATGTTTGACCGTTTTAGACAACTTGCTGATGAGCAAACTGGTATTCCAAGTTATTCACATGGACAAACAGGAGTTCAAAGTATGACAAGGACTGCTTCAGGTATGTCAATGTTATTAGGAGCAGCAAGTTTAAACATAAAAACAGTTGTTAAAAATCTTGATGACTTTTTACTAAAGCCACTAGGAGAGTCTTACTTTCAATGGAACATGCAATTCTTTGAAGGTGACTTAGATGTGGTTGGTGATTTAGAAGTTAAAGCAACTGGTACTAATAGCTTGATGCAAAAAGAAGTTAGAAGTCAAAGACTTACTATGTTCTTACAAACTGCACAAAGTCCTGCTATTGCACCATTTGTTAAAATATCTAAATTAGTTAGTGAACTTGCCTACAGCTTAGACCTCGACCCAGATGAAATTCTGAATGACCCAGAGGAAGCAGCTATCATGGCACAAATTATAGGAATGCAAAATGTTGGACAAACAACAGGCGAAGAAACTCAACCCGGTGGTCAACAACCCGCAGGTATGGGAGGTCTTGCAGGAACACCTGTCGAACCTCAAGACCTTGGAGCTACAGGCACTGGCGGTGGCAACATCGGAATCGGAAATGTTCCGGTTGCAGGGGAGGATACATTCTCTGGCACGGTTGGAAACGTTACCGCAGCAGGTTAAAGAAGCACTAATTCGAAAAGAGGATTAATATAATGTTACAAAAAGACAAAGATAGATTAGGGTACGCAGAAGGTACGTCTGAAGAATTTCCAAAAGAAGTTAGAGAACCTCTTTTACCTGCTAGGAAATTAGCAGCTAAAGAAGCTAAAAAACTTCAAATGGATACATATATGCAAATGTATAAGTCTGGTAATATTGATAAAGAAATACTACAACCAGCAAAGAATTTAGCTAAGGATGCAACTGTACTTGATAAGTTTGGGTTTGGTAAAAATACAATGCCTGAAGAACTAAAAAATAAACGAATAGATAATATTCTAAAGAATCTGAATAGTGAACCTAATCCTATTAAAGTTAACCGAGATTTGTTCGAGTTTGTTTTAAATCAAGAAATGAAAAAAATTACGGATAATAGAGAAAAGAAAGCAGAAGGTGAACTAGTAGGTGGTCAAAAAAAATTAGATAAAAATAATGATGGTGATATTACCGCAGAAGACCTTGCCATGTTAAGAGAAGGAAAACAAGAAGGTGGTATGATGGATGAACAAATGGATTCCATGATGCAAAGAGAAGAAGCACCTGTTATGGAAACTCAAATGGCAGATATGATGCCAGAAAAAACTGAAGAACAAATAGTAATAGAGGAGTCTCAAATTCCAGATGAAATGATGGAAAATAATTATATAGACTTTTTAATAGATGAAGCATTAAATGAAGATGAAGAAGAAATGCTAATGGAAGAATTACAAGCAAATCCACAACTTAGTATGTTGTTTGACAAAGTTATGGAAGTTGCAATGGAATTTTCAGGCTCTGGTCCTGTTGAAGGACCGGGCACGGAAGTCTCCGATTCGATACCTGCTAGGTTATCGGATGGGGAATTTGTCTTTACTGCAAAAGCTGTAGAAGAAATCGGAGCAGACAGATTAATGTCTATGATGAAAGAAGCTGAAGCTGCTGCAGATGAAAGACAAGGAATGCAGGAAGGGGGAGTGCTAAGTGAAACTACGACTACAACTCGTAGATTTGCTGACCCTATGCAAGAGGATGAGGAAGAAGTCATGCAAGACGAGAAAACTATCCAAGACATGAGAGGCACTAACCCAAGAATGCAATAGGAGTAAAGCCACCCGATTTATCGGCACTTTACATTAAATCAACTTTGAAAGGCTACCTTTACAAGACAAGCCCTGCAAGTGCACACCGCAGCTACCTTGTTAATGAAGCCCTGAGTAGGAGGTAAGAAAATGACTGAAGAAGTCTTAAATGAGGAACAAGCCAATCCTTATAATTTAAAAAAATCTTGGCACGAAGGTACTGATGAACCTTTTAAATCAGCAGAACAGCTCTATTTTGAAGACCCGTCTGAGAAGAATAAATTATTCAAATCAAACGATGTTAACGAAGCAGAGCAAGTAGGAAACGTAGAAGTAGATAATTTGGATGCACCTAAGGATGAACCTTATAAAAAACCAGATTATAAAAAACGCTACGATGACCTAAAAAGACATTACGATACTAAACTTAACGAGTTTAAAAAAAGAGAAGAAGAGTTAATTAAACAGGCAGTGCCTGAATATAAAGCTCCGAAAACTGCAGAAGAACTTGAACAGTTTAAAACAAAATATCCTGATGTTTTTGAAGTTGTAGAAACAGTTGCTCATATGCAAAGCGAATCTAAGGCAAAAGTTCTAGAAGAACGTCTTAGTAAACTCCAAGAAAGAGAGCAAGAAATATCTCAACAAGAAGCTGAAAAAAGGTTAAGAGAAAGACATCCTGATTTTGACGATGTTAGAAACAGTGATGATTTTCATAAGTGGGCTAAAGAACAGCCATCATCTATCCAAAGTTGGATATATGAAAATACTGACGATGCCGACTTAGCCAGTAGAGCTATAGATTTATTTAAACGTGATTTAGGTATTGATGTTCCTAAAAAAGAAACTAAGTCATCTTCTAAGACTGAATCGGCTGCTGATATGGTATCTACAAAAACAACTGCTGTAGAACCTAAATCAGAAAAGGTTTGGTCGGAAAGGGAGATTGCTGCTATGAGTATGGATGAGTTTGATAAATACGAAAGTGAAATCAGCGAAGCCATGCAACAAGGCAGAATCGTTAAATAAACTATAAACACAAAGGAGTATTATCATGGCTCAATTTTTTGAACCAAGTACTGATACTGATGCTAACTTTGCTAACTCCGTAAGTGGACAGACCAATAGTTTTTTCCTACCTAAGATTTACTCGAAAAAGGTATTAAACTTTTTCAGAAAAGCCTCGGTAGTTGAAGCTATTACTAACACCGACTATGCCGGTGAGATTGCTGCTTTCGGAGACTCAGTTAGGATTATTAAAGAACCTGTAATTTCAGTTTCTGATTACACAAGAGGTTCTGACACTACTGCTACTAAACTTACTGACCAAGAGTTAACTTTGGTTGTAGATAGTGCAAAGGCTTTCAAATTCATCGTAGATGATATTGAAACTAACATGTCACACGTTAACTTCAAAGAAGTTGCTACTTCATCTGCTGCATATGCATTGAGAGATTCATATGATGCTGCTGTTATAGCTTCTATGTTCTCTGGAGTTTCTACATCTTCACCTGACCATGCTTTAGGTGCTGATGCTGCTGCTGCTACTCAAACTATGGGTCAGCATCAAGGTGGTTCTAACTCTATCGACCTTTTAGGTTCTGATGGTACTGGAACTGACCCATTAGATGTGATGTCATTCATGGCTAAGCTACTAGATGAGCAAAGCGTTCCTGAAGAAGGAAGATGGTTCGTTGCACCGCCTTCATTCTACAATGAACTTGCACAATCTGGTTCTAAGCTTTTAAGCGTAGACTTTAACGCAGGTCAAGGCTCTATAAGAAATGGTCTTGTATCTAGTGGTAAACTAAGAGGATTTGACATGTACAAATCTAATAATGTTGCTGCTGCTAGTACAGCTACTGGTAAGATTCTTGCCGGTCACATTTCTTCTACTGCAACTGCTCAAACTATCATCTCAACTGAGGTTCTAAGAGACCCTAGTTCTTTCGGTGATATCGTAAGAGGATTGCATGTATACGGAGCTAAGGTTTTAAGACCTGAAGCTTTAGTATCAGCTTTCTACACAGTAGACTAATAAAACTGGGGGAGTCTTCGGACTCCTCCTTTTTTAAGGAGAAACAATGGATAATCAAATACAATATTACGAAACAATACATGAAAAAGAAGAAAAGTGTTCAGAGATGGTAGGTCACAATACTATGAGATTTGAATACGAAGAAAACAAAGGGGAAAAATAACTATGATGTACGGAATGAAAAAAGATAAAAAGAAAAGAAAAGGCATGATGTACGGTGGCATGGGTAGAAAAAAATCTATGCATGGTGGACCACACGGTAGAAAAAAAGCTAAACATGGTGGACCACACAATAACATGGACAGAATTGGCATGGCTATGGGCGGTCCTAATGTTATGGAAGTTCAAGAACCTAACTAAACATGAAAGTAAAAGCACCTAAAGGCTACCATTGGATGAAACAAAAAAATGGTAGCTTTAAATTGATGAAGCATAAAGGTAAGTTTGTTCCTCACAAAGGTGCAAGTTTAACTGCTAACTTTGCAATTCAAAAAATACATAGTAAATAATGGCTAAAACATTCTTAACTCTGACGAATGATGTCCTCAGAGAGTTGAACGAAGTTGTCTTAACTTCATCAAACTTTGGAGACGCTACAGGCATACAAGCGTTTGTCAAAAACTCTATTAACAAATCTATAAACGATATTGCTAATGAAGAACCACAGTTACCTTTCTTTTCGGCAGGTGCTAGTGGTGAGACAGACCCTTTTTATGGTAATACAACTGTAGCAACTACTGCAGGTACTAGATGGTATCTGTTAAAAGATGGTAGTAGTGATAT